AGGTTACGATAAGGCAACGATAACGGCCTTGAACCCGATTGACATTAAACTTTTCAATTCCGCATACTATTCAAAAGTGATTGGCATTCGGTTTGAATTTAATTTGCTAAATAATTAGCTAGGAGGAAAAAAATGGCACTATCTAAACCACGGACAATTTTCGGCGTTCACTCCGTAACGCCTTATTCTCGGACGACAAAAATCCCTTACGGCGAAGCGCAAGTTTTGCAGGGATCGACCTTCGCGATGGAAGGGAACACAATTTCCCTACTCGGAGGAAGCAACAAATTTTCTTGGCAAATCGAGGATGGCGACATTGACGCGACCCTATCTTTCACGGTTTCCGAGTATCCAAACTGGCTCTTTGAACTCTTCGGCGGTAAAGCTCCGACCCAGGGGACCGCGGAAACCTCCGGAAATATTTCGGCCGTTGTTGATTACAGCGGGACCTCAGTCGTTGCCGCCACGGGGATCGCATCGGTAACGGCAATCCCTTCGACCGGAGCGGCAAATCTGAAGTTTGGAAAATACACGATCGAAGCAACCGCGGCCGATGCGTTTAAAGTATATGCCTCATCCGATGCGGATTTTGGACGTGGGACTGACGGCTCTTTCCTGGACGACTCCCTCGCGATTTTCTCGCAAACCGGAGCAACGACCGGCTCGACCTATGATATTACAGCATTCGGTCTCCGGATCACTATGGGAGCCTCTGCGACCGCTATGGTTGCGGGCGATACCGCGATTTTCGAAGTACGTCCGATTAACACTTTCAACCGCTCCGTGCGGATCGGTGGAATTGCGGACACTTTCCCGGAGTTTGGTTGCTTGATCTATGCTCAAAAGTCAGGATCCGGCGCGCTCTTCGAAATCGACGCGTTCAAAATGAAGGCAATCGGGATGAACCTCGGAGCGGATCGCAAGGCATTCGGTCAGTCCGAATACTCCGCGAAGGCTTCTTACGACCAAACTCTCAACGGAATTTGCGATATTCGCGAAGTCGAATAACCAGGTTTCAAGGATGATGGACCCCTCCGAGATTCGACACTCGGGGGGGTTTTTTATTGGGTCAGGTTATGAGTCCAAACCTCATTCCCGGTCTCCGGGTTTTTGTAAACCATAACAGGATCGCACCAACAAGCGCGGTCGGCTAAATGCTCCTTATTCGAATCGAAATCCGGCAAATGGTGAAATTCCGTTATCTCATCCGGGAAATTTAAATCCTCATCAATCTTTTTTTTGATCGTCATTTCGTGGCCGTTTGAAATTGATAATTGCGTGCCTCAAAAGCGCGGAAACGTTTCCCTTGAAAAAATGCAGCGACCGGGCAATCAAAAGTTTGTTAGTTTCTGGGTCGATTCGAAACCTTACGACCCGCGTTTTATTCGTTTGTTTTTTTTCTTTCATGTGGCTACATTAACACTATGTTAAATAAACCGGCTAGGCCAAACGTATTTATCAAAAATTTAAACCGCTCTGTAACGCTGAATTTTATCACGATCGAGGACGAGGATTATTTCAACGAGAGATTTCCCAACAATAGTTTGCATGAGCGACTCATTTCTGGGGACGTGGACGCGATCCTCGATATTTTTTGGAGGCTCCTCGATAACGACGGAAAACGAATCATCCGGGACGCGAAGCTCGTCAAATGGGAGGGAATGGAGGAGATCGTTGTGGGTACAAATGACCCAGTCCAGAAACTCCGTTTTATCGTATCCGGGGCGGATGAAATCACGTCAATCATGGAGGCCGTTTTCGGGGTCCGGGCCAAATCAAACCCGGAACCTCGCGACAATCAAAAAAAAAGTCCGAAGGCGGCCGCACGCTAACGGATCCGGAGATCGTCGACCTCCTCAAATTTGAGTACGGTATGAGCATGGAGGAAATCCGCAAGTTTACCAGGCGCGAACTCTCCGACCTCATCGAAGCAATGGTGTCAAGAAAACAGGGATACCAAGAAACCGCCGAAACCGGTAAAATCGAGCAAACGGACGAAATCAGGGATAAGATTTTGAAGGCTCGAAAAAACCGGTTGAGGAATAAAGTAAATGGCGGCAACTAATCAGCTCACAATTGCGATAACAGGCGACCAAACGGACCTCGTTAAAGCATTGAGGGACGCGTCTAAACAAATTGAACAATTCGGCAAGGAAACCGAAAAAACCGGCAAGAAAACCGGAGAGGGATTTGGCAGCGGTTTCGCGAATAGTGCAAGGGGCGGATTGCGACTCGTAACGGAGGGTTTTCGAGACGTTGAAACCGCAGCCGTCGGGGGGTTTTCCGGGATTGCTCAGGGGTTTATTTCTAAGGCTCTAAACCCGATGACCCTCGCGATCGCCTCATTTGGGGCGGTACTCTATGGAGCCTTTCAGTTTTCAAAGATTGGTGAAGAAAACGAAAAGATCGGCCGGACCTTTACTCGATTTGCAACGGACGCGGGCCTCAATGCCGAGCTCCTCAAGGAAAAGATTTCGGGGGTTGCCGAGGGATTCGTTGACCTCGAGGACATTTTGCCGCGGGCCGGGGAGGCAATCCTCGCACTCGGGAAAAACGCGAACCAACTCCCTCAGATTTTGGAACTCGCGAGAAACATTGGGGTCCAAACCGGTCGAGACGTGACCCAGGTTTTCGACGAACTCACAAAAGGGATTGAAAACCAAAACGTCAAGCTCCTCCGAAATAACTCGATCCGGCTCGATGGCGATAAAGTTTTACGGGATTATGCCGAAGCGAACGACCTCAACGTCAAGAGCCTTTCCGAGGCTGCCAAACAACAGGCATTTTTAAATGCGGCCCTCGAGCAGGGAAACAAGAAATTTGGAGAGGCCGGAGCTCAGGCCGCCCCCATTCAAGGCGGGATCAAGAAACTCGAGCTCGCATTTGACGACCTTAAGGACGCAATCGCGGGAGTCGTAAACTCGAACCTCGGGGCGTTTTTTGCCGATGTTATCTCCGGGGCAGCCTCGGCAACAAAGGCCGTCGCGAATTTCTTCACTCCCGAAAAGACCGAAGCCGAAATGACCCTCTCGGAAAAGGTCGAGGCAACGAAAAACGAACTTGTTACCCTATCAAACGAGCTCTCGCGGGCCCGCCTGGACGCTCCCTATTTGGTCGAAAACCTAAACAAACAGGTCCAGGACGCAAATACGAAACTCATGTCGCTCTCAGCGGCCCAAAAGGCAATCGAGGCCCAGGCGGCCCAGGCTGCCACCCTGGCCCCCGGAGAGAAGACAATGGGGGAAACCCCTGAACAGGCCGCGGCCCGCATTAAACAGGCGGAGGAGACCGCTAAACGGGTGGCAGAAATCGAGGCCCAAACCCAACTCGTAAACGAGCAAGCCAAACTCGACGCGCAAGCTCGAGCAAATGAAGCCTCCGCCCTTGACCTTACCGAATACCAGGCACGCTCCGACGCTAAACTCCAAATCGACCTCGCTCGAAACCAGGCCGCAATGGACGCGGAGGTGATGAAAAACGCAGCCTCTAAACAAGGGGCCGAACTCGCTGCGGCCAACTCCCTGGCCCTTGCCAAAAAACAGGCAGCCGATGAGAAGGCAATCACTCAGCAAAAATTCGACTCGGAAAAGGCAGCCGCAGCCGGTCGAATGAAAATCGAGGAAAACCTCTGGGCAACCGCTTCCCTCCTAGCCTCTGATAATGCTGAATTGACCAAGGCTCTAAACATTGCCCAGGCGGTCCGGAATACCTATCAGGGAGCCTCCCTCGCACTCGCAACGTATCCTCCCCCCTTCGGTGCAATTGCCGCAGCCTCGACCGTTGCGCTCGGATTGGCCCAGGTCGCAAAAATCACGGCCGCAAACTCCGGGGCACTCGTTACGGGCGGGACTCCGGGAGTCGACAATCAACCGTTTCTCCTCTCGAAGGGGGAAATCGTGGCTCCGGCAAAATCATTCGACGAGGTCGTCGAGGGGACCGCGAGACAACGGGGGTTTTCGAAGTCGGGAGACTCAACCGACGAGCTCCTCCGGGAACTCATTTCTAAAATGGACTCTCGAGCCGTTGCGATTACAGTCAATACGGACGTGGTAGCGGACGAAAACGGTATTAACAAACTCGTGACAAGAATACGGGACGCGATAGACTTTAACTCCGCCCCGTCCCTGGGGTAAAAAATGTCATTATATATTCCGAGACTTGAATGGAACGATCAAACGGTAAACGCAACAAGAAGCTCCGGGAATCCGACTCTCTCCGGGATCAGCTCAACGGCCGCGATCAATGTCGGAATGATTGCCTCCGGGACTGGAATACCTTCAGATGCAACGGTAATTTCAAAGACTGTGAGCAGCGTGACCTTAAGCGGAAACGCGACCTCATCCGGGACCTCCGCCGTGACCTTTTACGAAAGGATTGATTTTCAATTTCCGCCCTCCGAGGACACGGAGGAGGAATATCGACCAAAACAAACCGTTACCGAATCCCTCTCAGGGTTGACCCAGTTTGTGACGGATTACCTCGAGGCATTCCGGACAGTAAAACTTGATTTCCTCTCCCTTACGGTCGCGAATAAGCTCCAAAACAATTTTTATTTGTACGCGTACCAGGGAGGGGCTTTTCGTTGGTTTCCTGATAAGGACGTTTTACCGCTCGTCTCGACCTCTTATGAGCTCGGACGGTTTGATTTTAAAAGAATTAGACAAGTAAAAAAACATCCGTCATTTTTGTACCAGGTGCAATTTACATTTCGGAGAGTCGTATAAATGGATTACGCGGACGCGTTACCGAATAAAAAATACGTTCCAAACGTTATCGTTCGATTTGCGTCCAACTATTTCTCGATCCGTCAACCGGATTCGGGCCTAACCGTACCCGCTACAAATAACGGATTGATCACGTCCCTTTCGCTCAATCCCTCAACCGTCGACCCGTTTCGTCCGTCGACCTCGATCAACTCGAACTCTTTTAAAATCATCGACCGAAACAATGCGGTAACGACCCTATTCAATGGAAACCTTTCGTTATTTCAGGGCGAACTCTGCGAAATTTGGATCGGTCGCGTCGGGGTCGGAATGGATTTCTCCGAATATTTGAAAGTTACCGACACATATATTTCGAAAGTTAGTCGGCAGGACGGGGCCTATACCTTTCAAACTCAAGAGGTAAAGGACCGGCTAAATAAGGACGTTTATTCCGAGCAAACGAAACTCGCGGTGAACATCCTCTCGGCAACGACCGTCATCACGTTGCAATCCCCGCCGGTAAATACCTCGGGACTCGTAAAAATTGACGACGAGTTTATTTCTTATTCGGGGGTTTCAGGCAATCAAATCACGGGTTGTATCAGGGGGGAGGAGGGGAGCGTTCCCGCGTCGCATTCATTGGGCGCGGATGTTTATTTTTGCGAAGTCGTTTCCGGGAATCCGATTGATATTTTGCTCGGCCTTTTGATTTCGCCGTCCGGCGGGGGGCCTTATGACGTTTACCAGGACGGGGCCGGAATTGACCAAACCTTGATCGACGTTGCCGAGTTTGAAAACGTGCGAGATGAGTTTTTCGCGGGTCAAACCTATGATTTCGTGCTCTACCAAATCGACAATCTCAAACAATTTATCGAAAACGAGCTCCTCTCTCCTGGGGGCCTCCGGCTCCGGTCGAATATCAACTCAAAAATTGGTCTCGGGATCCTGAATAAACCGGTCATAAATATCGACGCTCCGGACCTCGACGACGATCAAGTCACAAAACGGCCCTCGTATTCGGTCGACGAAACAAAAATCGTCAATCATTTGAATATCCAATGGGGATATAATTGGCCGACCGACACGTTTACGAAAATTAACACATATAATGACGCGGCCTCGGTTGCTCAATTCGGGGATAAGAAGGCGGTAAACCTTTCATTTCGCGGGATCCAAACCCAGGCCCAAATCGACGAAATCGCGTATTTCTATTTTCTCCGGTTTGCATTCCCGAAACCCTTGATCGACCTCAATACTCACATAAGCGCGAGCTCCTGGGAGCTCCTGGACAAACCGACCCTTTACTCGACCCACGTCCCGACGACCGACGGGGATCTCAATTTCGGGGATTCGGTTGAGGTTTTGCAAAAGGCAATCAATTACCAAACCGGGGACGTTAGATTTCAACTCTCTTTCACTCAATTTACCGGGCTTCGAATTTGCTTTATCGCGCCCTCGGATACGATTTCGACCGCGACCTCTCAATCAATCGTAAATATTGGGGCCGGGAGGGGAACTCAATATCGCGTCGGGTGGAAAATGCGTTTGTATAGCAATACCGCTCGGGATTGGGTCGCGGATCCGATCAACACGATTGCGGCCATTAGCGGGGACCAAATCACTTTCGAAAATGCATGGTCTACGACCTTGACCCCTGGGGATTATCGAATCACTTTCGCGGATTATAACGACGTTACGGAGCAACAAAAAAGGTTTTGTTTCATTTCGGACGACGGAAACACATTTTCGGACGGGTTGCCGTCCTATTTAATTTCTTACTAGGAGAAAAAAATGGCTCTACCCTACCCGATAGCATCATCCCAAACCGACGCACAAAGCCCGGTCGACGACAATTTGATGGACTCGATCCGGCTCGACCTGGACTATCTCGACGGCCTTATTTCGGGCGGAAATTATTCGTTGAGTTTCGGCCTGGACGGGGACCTCTCCCTCGCGGCCAACTTCAAAAGGGCGGTCGATACCGTGCCTCTTTATGCTTCACTGACCCCGGTTGTTTGTCGTTTCGGCCTCCGGCAATCCGGGACCTCGGGACAATTGCAAATCGACATTAGAAAACATAATGAGGTCAAAATCCCGATCACTGGAATTGATCACCAATACGATCAAGCGACTCAATCAATCTCGAATATCGCCCCGGCTCTCGCGACTCAATCAATCTCCCTTGTGACCCCGGCCATTAGTACGCAAACGATCACTTTCGCGAAGGCCGCAATCAACGTTCAATCCATCATCGCGGTCCCGTCGGGCCGGTGGCGGTATAATCTCGCATCCGCTCCGGATTCGGACTATGCGATCGGGGACTCGATCACGTTTGCGGGCTGCACGGCGGGAGCAAACAACGGAACTTTTACGATCGTCGAAATCAATCAATCCGGTTTCCCGTCGATCGTTATCGCAAACGCCTCCGGGGTCGCGCAAACCTCGGCCGCGGGAACGGCTCAACTTCAACTCATGAGCTACAATTTCACAAACCCAGTTTCAACCGAATTTGTTGCAGGAGAGCAAGCGGTTTTTGCTTCGCATACCTCGGCAAATAACAACGGGACCCTTACAATTTATTCCGTTAACTCCGGCGGAAATAACATCCTCGTAAAGAAAAGTAACGGGGTCACTCAAGGGGCCGCAGCCGGTACGGCCTCCGTTGGCCGTTGGGTTTATACCTATTCGAGCGCGGTCCCGACTCCGGATTTCACGGTCGGAGAAACTGCGAAAATGGCAACTCATACAAACGCGCTCAACAATGGAAACTTTCGAATCACTGCCACAAACTCCGGGGGAAATAATCTCGTCGTATATAATCCGGCCGGAGTCGCGCAGGGAGCCGCAGCCGGGACCGCAAATACAAACCGATGGATTTACTCGCAACCGATCGACCCCTCGACGCAATTCACGGCCGGGGATTTCGCTCAACTCGAAAACCATACGACCGCAGCGAATAACGGCCAATTTGTCGTTAAACAGGTTAACCGCTCGGCCCTAAACAATATCGTCATTTTGAACGAGGCGGGGGTTGCCCAGGCCGGGATCGCAGGGAATACCAGGCACACGCGGAAACTCATCGAGTTTGCGACGGATCAATCCGCGAACTTCACAACGGCCTCATTCATCGAAATCATCGACACTCCCTCCGCCCTTTACAATAAGGCGGACGGCCGCTCCCCTTTCCAGGTTTTGCAAGTGAACCGCGGGGGCGGGGCAAATTATAACGTGGTGATTGATTATTACGGGGCCCCTTCCCAGGCAAGCCCGGCGGGATACGTTCAGACGGAAATGAAATCAATCTTTAACGCTCCCCCGACCCTTGCCATTGATGTAACGGGTTTACAGGCAAACGATTGGGTCGTTACCTCAACCACAAATTTTATTTCGCAAAATCTCCCGGCAAATACTTCGCTCGGTTTGTATATTCTGCAAATGCCGGGCGGATTGCCTGAAGATTTAAAAGTCACATTGCATAGCTAAAAAAGGAGAATGGAAAAATGCCTCAAGTAAATCGAACGGATTTTAAAAACATGGTTCACATGGCAAACGGTGGAACCTTCACGGTCCCCATCGGGGTTTCAAAAATCACGGTCATCGGGGCCGGTGGTGGTGGGGGGGGTGGTGGTGGTGGTGGTTCAAACGCCGGTTCAAGCGGTGGCTCTGGCGGTGCCGGTGGTTTTTCTATTGCATCTGCGGTTGAAATGGACGTTGTGCCGGGGGAGGTGTTGACCGCTACGGTTGGGAATGGGGGAACAGGTGGGGCGGGCGGTACTATTGGGGCGGCGGGCACCGCCGGATCAACTGGGACAACATCAACATTAGCAAGGGGAACAACAACAATTGTTTCCTTTCCGGGTGGGGCCGGTAGTTCGGGCGGGGTTACTGGTGGCGGGACGGGGTCATCGGGAATCCCTTCATCAATCGGATTTAACACAATCACACAATTAAACACATTTGGATCATCAACATATAATAGCGGGATCACCTCGGTCGATATGGCTGTTTTGGGGTATTTAAATTTTTCAAGAAACGGTGGATCTGGCGGTGCCGGTCAACCGTTTGCCTCTCCGGCTCCGACTGGGCCATCCGGATCTCCCGGCCAGAGATTTATTGCAAGCTCTTCTGGTGGTGGTGGTGGCCCGATAAGTGGTGGGGGTGGCGGTGGCGGTGCCGGTTTCATCATTATAGCATGGTGATTTTGTGGTCACATGGTAGCATGAGCAAATGAAAAATAAATTCCCGATCGCAACTCTAAACAATTTCGACATTTTCGCATTTTATGAAAACGCGTTTTCTTCGGTTGAATGCGAGAGCGTCAAAAAATTGTTTACCGAAATGGAATCGGGAAAAGTAAGCGGAGAGAATAATCTCGACGAGAAAATCAGAAAATCAAAGGTCCGTTTCGTTGAAAGAGACGACGAGACGGATTGGATTTTCGACAAACTTACGGGATTTGCGTTCAATTGTAATTTGGCCCGTTGGCATTTCCAACTCGCGGGGTTTTATGAGGGATTACAACTCACGGAATACGGCGAGGACGGGAGTCATTACGATTGGCATATGGACAATGGGACGGGAGAGATGAGCATTCGAAAACTCTCCCTCATTTTGCTCCTGGACGACGCGGCCGATTACGAAGGCGGGGAGCTAGGATTTATTGGGCTCAACGAAAAAAGAAAATTCAACGCCGGGACTCTTATCGTTTTTCCGAGCTATGTCGGACATAAGGTCTACCCGGTAACAAAAGGAACGAGGAGGACGGTTGTCGCTTGGATTAGCGGGGACCCTTACAAATAAAATGAGCGATATTTTAGATCAAATTCAAAAGGATTTCGAGGAACTCAAGAAAATCAAACTCGCGAGGGAAAAGGCGGAACTTATCGAGCAAAAAACCCAGGAATGGATGACCCTCTCGAGCGAATACAATACGAAACTATATGAGGCCGTTGACGACGAGACCAAACTCGCGGAGGCGGTATCAATCAAAGAGGCCCTAAACGCTAAACAGGCCGAAATCGACGAGCTAAACAAACAATAAAGGAGAAACAAAATGATTTTATTTGCGGTTTTATGGGGAGCATTTGCGGGAACAATGATCGAAAAACAAGGGGCCTATTGCGATTGTTTTCGCGATTCATTCAAGGGCGCGTATTGCGAGAGCATTAAGGGAAAAGGCTCCGAAGGATCATGTCACAAATAAGCGAGGCACGGAAAAACCTCATCCTCGCGGTTGCGGATAATTACGGGGACGCGTTTCCTTTCCTTCACTCGCTCGAGAAGGCGAAGCGGAGGGAGGAGATTTATTCGTGGTTTTTGCGGAATAAGATCACCGGGAAAAAATTCGTTACCTTTTTTGAGGAGCGAAAATATTCGTTGTTGCAAGTCATGGCCGACGTTTTGACGGAAATCGACCGCAAGAAAAAAGAGGCGATTATTGCGGGGGTCGACTTATGAGTCAGCGTTTGATCGACTATGCGAAACCCGACGTTAAAGACCGGGTCGAATGGTTATGCATCGAGGCTATGCTCGTTTTGTGCGACGTGGTTTTGTGGGCCCGCTCGAAGCAATTGCCCGTCGTTATCTCGGACGCGGTATCATCCCAGGCGGAGGACGAAAAGCTCCAAAGAGTTTCAAGCACTCACCGGGAGGGGAGAGCGTTCGACCTCTCGACTCGAGGATGGACGAAAGACTCAATCGACGAATGCGTCCGGGTTTTCAATTTCAAATATCGGCAAATTGCGGCCCTTGGACAAAACGGGGATCCTCGCCTGGTATATTTTCACAATGCCGGGACGGGGGACCATTTGCATTTTCAGGTCTCCAAACGGTTTTCGATGCCGCTACAAACCTTTAAGGTTGAAACCGCAACAAAAAAAGCATAAGTTTATAGAATACCGGAGGAAAAAAAATGGATATTATCGCAATCGTTGGCAAGGCTCAAGAAATCTCGGGAATGGTGGCTCTCATCCTGACGGGTTTGATCGGGATTTCTCTCATGATCCCAGGAGATCAACCGGAAAAGGCTCTCCAGGCCGTGCTCGATTTCATCAAAAAGTTTTCTAAAAAGTAAAAAATGGAACTCATCGGGCCCCTCCTGGGTTTACTTGCCGAAATCGGGAAAATCATAAATTTCGAAAATTCCCATTCGGTCCAGGAGCGGGTCGAGGAGTTACGAAAGGCTTATGATCTCGAAATTTCGAAAGGTCCGGCACGCGATGACGCTCTCATTTATTCTATTCGCGTCGAGCTGCGCGACATTTGCGAGCTATATTGTGCCACGATTAAAGGATCGGCCTCTAAGGGTTGACATTGAGACCCCGAGGACCGTTTTCCGGTACTATCGGGCGGCCCCGTGCGGACCTGGCAAGCTCTTCAAATGCCGGGAGGAGGTCCTAGAATACGATTTCGACCTATCGAAACGAGAGGATCGTTTGAAGTTTAACGAAATGGGGTTTGAATGCGCGGTACCGGCGCGGCCATAAGGGGCGCAAAAGCTAAATTTTGGGGAGCGAATTTCGAGAATTTGCTCTCCCTCCATTGCCGATTGAATAAAATCGCATTCGAGAAAATCCCCTCCGGTTGCAAATGGGTCGGAAAAATGGCCGTCCCACAAAAAACCCCCTTCGATTTTATCGCAGCAAAAAACGGGCGAGCCGTTGTTTTCGACGCTAAAACCCTGGACCGCGAAACATTCCCGAAATCCTCATGTGAACCTCATCAGGTCGAGGCCCTCCATTCATTTGAAATGTCAAAATTGACGGCGGGTTATATTGTTTTTTTCCGGCCTATAAATTCCGTTGTCTTTTTTACGGCCTCGCAATTGAAAGGTTTACTCCCGCGGTATAGTCTAAAATCAACGGATGGAATAAGTCTAGGAACTGGGTCCGAGTTAAATTTGGGGGTTTTGTTCGATGAGTAAACCAGGTGAGGAAAAGTCTTTCGTAAAAAATCACCCTGATTTCGATTTCTTTTTTAATAAAATCGCATGGGCCGCAATAACGGCCGTTGTCAGTTTCGCGGCCTTTCAGTTAAACAAGCTCTCGGAGTCCGTCGCGGACCTCAACAAGAATATGACCCTAGTCGTTTACCAACTCGAAAACGTCGAGAAGGAGAGCGCGGATTTTAAAGTCGAACTAAAAAAGCTCGTCGATCGAGTCAACGATTTGGAGAAAAAAACAAATGGCAGCCGGACCCTACGAACTAACAATTGAGCAAGGAGTCGACCGAATCATCGAGGTAACGATCAAGGATAAAGCGACCGAACTCCCTATTGACCTCACCGGATGGACGTTCCAACTCCAAATCCGCGAGAAATACACTTCGGCCTCCGTGCTATATGCTCCGGCGGTTACTATTTTTAACGCTCTCGGGGGCGTGATTCGAATCACTCTCACGGCTACCGCAACCGCGGCCCTCCCGGTGAAACCCCTAGTGTACGACCTCGAGGGGACCCGGCCCGATACCACAAAAATCCGAATCCTAAAGGGTCCGGTTGAGGTGGATCCCGAGGTTACCCGATGAGCGATCAATTCAAGGTCGAAATCATAGACGACCCCCAGGCAATCGTCGTTTCGGTTGAGACCCAGGTCCAACCGGACATCGAGGTTTCGATTTCAAATGATCCGCAGGGCCTTATCGTTCAAATTGACAACGGAATCGCAGGGACTCCCGGCTCCCCTGGCTCCCCCGGCTCTCCGGGGTCTCCAGGTCCTTCGGGATCTCCGGGCTCCCCTGGCTCTCCAGGGTCCCCAGGCTCTCCCGGAGCTCCTGGGCCTAACCTCATTGACAACACAACGTCAACGACCTTAACGGGGATTTTAGAGGGGAACGGCTCGACCGTAGGGGTTGCGACTCCGGACGTGGATTACGCGACCGTGCCTTTAACAATCGTAAATGCTTTAATTTTTGGATAAGGTGAAACAATGAAAATCATACTCCCGTCAACTAACTACACATTCACACCGAGTTTAAACCGAGTAAGTTTTTCTCCAATGTCGGGGAATTTTGACCCCGCGAAGCTCCTCGGAATTGTGAACGTTACGACCGGGAAGATTATTTTTGCGACCGGATCGCAGCCGTCGGGCCTGGGGGGAACGTTTTCAACGATAACGTTTACAAACGACACATTGACCTACTCCTCGTCTAACGTGGGACAAAACTCGACCGATATTTTACAGGTCATTTATGAGGACCCAACCGCGACCCAAACCGTAGGCGGTAGCGTTTCGATTTCCGGGCAGCCTCTCGACGTTTCGGCCGCATCGGTCCCGGTAAACCTAAGCGATGGAAACGGGGTCAAGGTTTTATCGACCGTTGACACGATAACCGGCGAGGACGGGCTCAACGTAAATCTTTTAAATTCAAGTTTTGGGGGGACCTTAGGGGCGGCAATGCCTCTCCCCTTCAACCAAAACGCTCTCTCGATTGGGGTTTTGAATGGCGGGACTCTCTACGCTCCGGCTCTTGATCCGACCTCCGGGGAGTTACAGGTCCAGGCAAAAATTACCGATAGCGCGGGCCTCCCAATTAACAAAGGTCAGCAAACAATGACGAACTCGGTCCCCGTGACCATTGCGTCGGACCAAAGCGCGATCCCTATCACGACAAGCTCCCCGATTGAGGTCAACGTCGCTCAATCCGTTTCCCAGGACATCCTCGGGGTTGCCATAAGCGGCAACCGAAACAATCAAATCGAGGTCAGTTTCAACTCCGCGCCCGGCGCGTCTCTTATTACAAACACTTTCGTCGGCTCCGGAGCCGTTTCGATCACAAACGGACACTCGATTTATTCAACCGGAACGGTTGCAACATCGACCGCAAGGGCTCAATCTGTTCAATTGACGACATACCGGCCCGCCCATGAGATTTATTCGGCGTTTACGGCCGCATTTTTGAACCCTCAAGGTTTATGTCAATCAAGGATCGGTTTGTTTAATGCAAACAATGGATTTGCGATCGGATACGACGGGACGATTTTTAGCGTTTTTGTCCGAAACAATGGGTCCGAATCTTCGATCAATCAAGGAACCTTCAACGTCGACAATTTGACGGGGGCCTCAACGTCGAAATTTACCAGGAACGGAACCCCGGAGGCCCTAAACCTTACTCTATCGAATTTGTTTCGAATCCGTTTCGCCTGGCTAGGGTCGGCAAACATCCTTTTCGAGGTTTTCTCCCCCGATGGCGAATGGATTTTATTCCACAATATCCGTCAACCGAACTCGTCGTATAATCCGAGCATAACGACCCCCGACCTCCCGATGACCCTGGAACTCGTAAAAACGGGAGGAGCAACGAACTCAAGCATTGCGACGGCGTGCTGGGGGGCGGGAACGACCTCGGCTTATTCGCCTATCTCCTCGACATTAAACGACAATACGCTCGCAGCAATGACCCGCTCGGTGATTACCGGCCAAACGACCGGGGGCGGACCTGGGGGCGGTTATGTAAATGTTAAAGTAAATCCGTCGGGAGCTCTCACGGTCGAAAATACGCAATCCGGGACCGCAAGTAATAACGTTGCACAATACGGAGGGGTTGCGACCTCACTCGGTCAAAAGGCAAGTTCAGCCTCCATGCCAGTGGTTATCAGCTCAGATCAGAGCGTTATTGATGTTGAACAGCCGGATTTGTATATCAACGGAGCGGTAAACATTGCCGCCGGAAATAACTTATTCAACAATCCGGCGGGCCCCGGTGGAACGGATGCCCAGGGATATAAATCCGGCTCATGCCAGGTGTTTATTACAAACGCCGGGGGATCAATAGAATTTCAACACTCGAGCGATAATTCGACTTGGGTCACAATGCCCGCGTTTCGGGTCGATTCGGTTTCTCCTCCTCCGATCGTCGCTCCTATTTCTGGAACGGTTTCGTCATTCGTTTACACGTTTCCGATTCGGATGCGATATATTCGATTGAACGTAACGACGACCCTCGCGGGATCCCCACGGGCAAACCTTCGCTTGAGTCAGGATGCCTGGACTCCTATAGTCGGGACGGTCGTTTCGGCGGTGGCTGCGAACCTAAACGCGACCGTTGCGGGGTCGTTGACCTCGGTCGGAACAATTACAACCGTTACAGGAGTCACGACGGTTTCAACGGTTTCCGCTGTTAACTCCGCGGCCCTAAGCGCAACTCAGGTCGTTGACGTTGCCTCCGCTGCCATTACAACGACACAAACGAGCGCAAACATAAATACCGCAGCAACTCAAGCGGCCTCGTTTGCGGTTTACGTTACGGCCATTTCAGGAGCCGGGGCGGCAATGGACGTTCAAGTTCAAGAGACGATGAACGGGACGGATTATTTCACGATTTATCAATTCGAGCGGATTACAACGACCGGTCAGTTTTATAGTCCGGCGATTAAACTCTCCGGGTCCGGGTTGAGGTATATCCGAACGATTAGCGGAACGACTCCCTCGGTTACAAATTCGGTCAACCGCATTCAAAGATCGGGCCAGGCGGAAACCGTGAGGCGGTTTATCAATCGAACGATTGACCCAAATACCTTGAACTCAAACACGGGCTCTTTTTTCTGCGACGGGGTCGAGGATTTCAATCTCATTGTTCGGTGTACCGCGCAAACAACGGCGGCAACGATCGCACTCCAGTTTTCAACCGATAATACAAATTGGTTTACCTCAACCGCAACCGTTACGACCTCGGTCGGAATCGTAATGGCTCAAATTGATAACCAACAATTTAAATTTGTCCGGGCAAACGTTACTGCAGCCGGGACCGGAATTACGCTCGGAGAAATAACAATAGGGGGACACTCTGCATGATTTCGATTTGGCGTTTGGTAAATGATTCGTGGGAAATGGTCGAAGAAATGGAGGACGATTTGGCCCTGGCGCAACGATTGATCGAATTAAGACAGGACGGAAACACATATCGAGCAGAAAAAAGGACCGGCGGATTTTCGTCGGTATTGGAGGTCTAAATGGCGGCCCCGGCAAACAATCCATTTCCGTCGATTTATGACAAACAAGAGCAGCTCTCATTTGATATTTTGGCCGCATTTACTAATGCCGGAACTGAACTCCTAAACTCGGGAGTCACTAACTCGGTACAATATTTAGAAATTTACTACGACGGGGCCGGGGAAATTCGGCGCAGATATGACGATACTAGGGTTAACGTTCTTCCCTCGCTCGAACAATTGCGTTTATATCCACAATTGAACGGCCTTTTTATCGAGGCCGCAAAAACAACACTTTATCCATAGGAAATTAAAAAATGGCCGCACCTCCTAACAAAACAAGTCAGTTTCAACAAATCGCAAACGCTCATACGGTCCAAATTTTAAATAAAACGAAGGCCGCGGAGGATGCTTACACAACACTTACAGGATATGATCCGATTGGATCCGGGGTTTTAAACTCTTTTACTTGGAATGATCCAACGGGAAATCAATACGTTTACACAAACGGAGCCGGTGAAATCAATTTTAAAGGGAGCTCTTACTCATCGTTGAGCCCCGAAGATAAAAAATTGTTTTTCCTATATTTGAAAAAATTCGTTGTCGAGGCTTTTAAAGAATACGACAAGATTTACAATTTCTAGTCGGGTTTGCAAACGTCCCAAATATCATTCATTTGATACGGGACCGATTCGGCGTAATTTGTAACGTGCCGGAAACCCCACAAATGCGCGACCTCATGAATGAGATTCCGGGCCATATCGTCGGACGTTGAGACAAAAAAACGGTTTTGGAAAACAGTGTCCGGGATAGAGTCGCGAATAAATCCGACGGTCCGGAAAATGTAGTTTTCTGCGAAACTCCCGGTGTAAAAAATCACTTTAATTTTCCGCGGCCCCTGGCGGATTGTATTGAAAACCTCCTGACCATTCATGTCTCCAATATCGGAATACGTCCGGGACGTGGTTTCCCCCTCGAAGCATTGCGAGGAATAAACGAGGTTTAATTTGTGGATGGCAATCGTTAGCCTCAAGAGCTCCTCGCGGGTCCCTTTCGCTTCGATCAATTCAACCAGGGGAAAGTCGATCATTCCAAACGGCTCGACGACGGTCATTTTTGGGGCCGTCCCGGTGAACTCCGAGACCGTGCAGGACCATAAAAGCACAAAAAGCCAAACGACCGCGCAAACCTTAAACCTCATTTCCCCCCCGTAAACATTTTCCCATTGAACGAAAACTCCCCGTTAAAAATCTTCGGGCAATAAAACGAATAATTTCCGTCCTGGCGGATCTCGAAAATACCGAAGGCATGGACCCAATTATTTGGGCGGCCCTTGAGGAAAGGCGCGTCCAGGCGGCACAAACAACCGAGGGAGGCGGCCTCGATATACCCGCCGATTGACGGCTCGTGGTGGGTCAAAACGTCGTGGGTATGAAAATAATAAATGTTTCCCTTGATCAGGCTCAAATGCTTTTTTGGGGCGGAGGGGCCGGTGTAAAGGCCGTGAGTAAAATGAAGTTTCCCGATCTTTAAAATTTCATTAACGGGGATGAGGTCAATATTCCGAGCGTTTAGGTCGAGCAAACTTTTGAGATCCGGGAGGAGGCCCAATTCGTCCAGGCCGAAAAAAAACTCTGGCATTTTGGCGACCATTGCCTGACGTATCCAATCCTCGTGATTTCCCTCAATGTATAAAATGTCCCCATTCGCTCCAATTTTCGATTTAAGCGCGTCCAGGAACTCCCTAGCCTCTATGACCTCGGGGATAAAAGATTTCGGCGCAAGGTCATTTGACGGCCAGTGAGAGACCCCCTCCGCGTCGAGCAGGTCCCCCCCGATGATATGCAAATGGGGTTTATACCAACCAACGAAGTCAAGTAAGGCCCCGACGGCTGCATGGTCGCGGTTTTTTAAATGCGTGTCGGGTTGAGCAACGATCCGCAGGATTTCCGGGTTTCCGTGCCTGGCGAAAAGCTCGTCGAGGGGGATCTCGTGAACTTTAAACGACTCGATTTGTCGTTTGTTATACTTAAATTTTTTTTCTTTTTTACTCTTCGGCGAATCCGGGGCCATTCCCGCGGCCTGAAGCATTTGGGCGAATCCGCCGAAAACTCGGGTATATTCACCCTCCCCATAAACGGAGCGGAACTCGTCTCGTTTAGGTATCCTCCCCAGGTCGCACGCGAGGGACTGCAATTTTTGCAATAAAGCCGTTTTCGCGTCCATGCGTGATTTTATTGTTTCACATAATGGGCGGAATCAAAGAAAATAGTTTAGCAATGGGAAAAATACAAACGAGGCCGCTAGGTTTTAAGATCCCTCCGAAAATCAGGATTTCGGGCCGGGTAAGTTACCAGGTCGTTTTCCAGGATGAGATCCGGGGAAATCCGGACCTCATGGGCCTGGCTGAACCTAACGAGCGGATCATTTATATAAAAATCGGAATGAGCGAGAGGGATACCTTCAAAACCCTCCTCCATGAGGTCATCCATTGCATTGAATTTGAGTCGGAAACCCCGATCCCCGAGCGAATCACCGAAACGCTCGAGGAGGGGATTTTCAAGGTCCTAAAACTTAACAAGATTTTATAGGTCAATGTCATCGAAGGACGCGGAGCTCGGGGCCTGGTATCCGGTCCCGTAGGTTTTCCCGCCTCCGCCCGCGAGGGGTCGTTGCTCCTTTATCTCGAAATCCGGTTTCTTGTCTCCCGGTTGCTTAAAACCGTTAGGGAATGCGACGAAAGAGAGTTTCTTTCCGTCGAGCTCGAGCGAAATCGAGAGGAACTCTCCTCCGTTTGATGCGGTTTTTTTCCAAATCGCTCCGACTTTTTTCTGTTTTTCCATGATTTACTTTCCTTTCGGCATTAACGGGAGGTTTCCTCGGCTAAATGTCCTTTCCCGTCGCAATGAGGACATTTGATTTTGATTGGTTTGATCACTTTTTTGGGGAGCTCGTCGTTTGTTCTCCAAAGGATCGCAAGGTTTCCGGAGACCTCGCACGTTTTCGTTCCGATCGACTCAATGACCCCGGCCCGCTCGAGCTCCGCGAACCTGGGGGAGATTGTGTCCCTAGTCATTTCCTTAAAATAGTTTGCATGGATCTCTCGAGCGGTCGAAGGCCCGGACATATAAAGGGCCGTGTAAACCTTAAACCGGAGGGGGGAGAGCAAACCCTCCGAATCAATCCGCCGATAAGTATCAATCGAAGTCGGGCGTGCCATAAATTAACTGCAAATAACCAGGCCGATAATGAGCCCGATTACTCCGAGGATGATCCCGCCGATTGCATACCCAATGATTCCAAAAATCAGGGGCGGAAATATACAGCAAGCGGCCGCCCCGACAATAAAAGTTAGCATTATTTTTTTCCTTTCCCGCACGTACAAATAAAAACCAGGCACTCGAACTCATGTTCTTTCATTCAATCCTCATCTCTAAACTCTTTATTTGATCCAAAAACTTTCGGAGCTAGGTCCCTGGCAAGATCCATGTCCGCATTGCTTGGAAATTGTTTTAGGCAATAATAAGCCTCGTCTCTGATCCATTTTGGAACTCGCGAGGCTTTTTTTGGATTCAAAAGATCCATTAAAAATTCCCTAGTATTCAAAATTGCGAAACTTTTCGCGATTGGAATATTCATAAAATAAACTCGTCGATGAGCCAAATCGCAATTAAAACGGCGGCCGTTGTTATGAAGGAAACTAGAAACGAAATCCAATAAACTCGAAAATTTCGCATTAGTCGCGCTCCCTATCGTCGAGCCTGGAAAGGGCCCGCTCGATCGTCTCGAGCTCCGCCTGGTATTTCTCGACCGCCTCCTCGTCAAGCTGCAACTCGGGATCGGTTGAGTTTGCGAAGGTTTGTTGTTTTCTAGCCAGGCCGCCCATTCGGTCGAATGAAGACAGGAGCGAACCTCCTCAGTCTCCGGCCTATACTCTCGGAGCATTTGGACAGCCAAATCGAAACCCCTGGACTCGGCCTCCCGGAGCGTATTCGTTTGATCCATCAAACCCAACTCCCAGGCTTTTTTATAATACTCGTTGAAATCACTCATTTTAGGCTCCCCGTGAAAACAGACTTAAACCAGGCATAAACCGCGACCCCGAGCAATCCGCCGAATACCATGCAAAGACCCAGGCAAATACAAACTCCACAAAGAAACAAAAACTCCTCGAAAATCATCACTCCCTCCCTCGCGCTCTCATACACGCGTTACACGTTTTCCCATTCATTTTTGAACAGGTTTTCCCGCAGGTCGCACATTTTGACCGGCGGCAATTAAAACAAAGCTCATGCCGACTTGATTGGGGCCGATTGCATTTTTTGCAAGGTTGATAAAGCCCCGGATTTTTTGGTTTGAACGTTTCGACCGTTTCCATTTTCACCTCCCGAATATCCACCAAAAAAAATAAGTTACGAACAAACCCCAAAAACTGACGATTGCCAAAACCCCAATAATTGCTTTTTTGATTGTCATAAATCCCCCGATTTTATTTTGGGGGGCGACGAGCTTCAACATTCGCCGCCCCCTCTGGACGAGGAGAGGAACCACCCAAACCCCGCCCGTATTTTATTTTTTCCGGCTCTCCCTGATGAAATTCTCGACGTGACCGATGAACTCCAACTCCTCCGCCGTATGGTCGCGGTTTTCCTCATGAGCCTTTTTATTGAAGTATTGAACGATCATGATCGCGTCGTCCATGCCGATTTCGGCGATCGTTTTCCCGACGTATTTCTTGCCGAATGGGACGCGGTATTCCGTGCCGATTGAGAGCTCGGGGGGATTATTTGAGTTTTCAACCGGCACGGATTTTTGAGGAGCCTCGACAATCATTGCCGCGGGCAACTCAATTTTCGTTATCTCTTTTTTACTGGGAGCGGTTTCGACCGGCTCCTCGGCCTGGGCCATTTCCTCGCGGGTATAGATCCCGGAGAGGTCGTTCGGGAATGCCTTTCGAATTGCCAGGCTCTCGCAAACCTTTGAGAGCATGAGCGCGGGCATTTGGGCCCATAAACCGGAGAGGTCCCCGGCCTTATGCTTCCCGTATTGGTCATCATACTTATGTTTTTGCGCGTACTCGTCGAAGATCGCAACCGCGACGAGAGGCTCCCGGAAACCCTTTTTATGGACTCCGATTTTACAGGCGGAGGGAGGAGTTTTAGAGAGCCAAACGTCTCTCCAGACTCCATCCTCTCCGCACCATTGAGGAGCGGTTTGTCCCTCATAAACCCCGGACCGCTCCGCAACCAGGCGAAAACCGTCGATCGAGGTCTGAATTTGGACCTTTCCGGTTTTCTTATTTTTGATGAAATAGATTTGTCGGAGGACTGGATCGAGTCCGGTCCGGCGACATTGTTCGATGAACAATTGCAGCTCGTCGTTTGTTGCTCCCTCGCAAATCGTTCTCTTGATAAGCTCGATTTTCTCGGGGTTGAACTGGATAGACTGATTCGGATTTGTAACGACTAGATTCATGTTTGTGGTTCCTTTCAATTTGTGGTTACAAAACTCTTTTCGCAAACCGAAGAGAGTTTTGCAACCGCTTTTTTTTAAATTGTTACTTTTATATATTTCGAGCCTTTTTTCCGATACGGGGCGAGGTCAACTCCGGAGAGCTCCGGGATTTTCTTATAATCAACCGACCCCTCGCGCTCGACCCAGGCGATCGAGATTTCGGAGTTTGAGATTTGAGTCGCTCCATGCTCGGAGAGGATCCGCTCGGCAAGGGTTTTTATCTCATCATCAATCTCCGCGAGTCTCCGGGAGATTTGAACGGACGCGACTTTTAAAGCATGGATCCGCTCAATGTCTGGGGAGGTTAAATTTTGGATCGGAGCGGGGACGTTATTCGCGAGGACCTCATCGAGCTCGGCAATAAACTCGAGGCCGGAGATCGCGAGAGCGTTTTGAAATGCCGGATCCGCCTTAACCTCGAGGACCTTTACCTCTCCGGAGTATACGAAGGCGAGGAGCGTTTTCGCGTACCCAGTGCAAAGCATTTGCCATTGGACTTGTGAGAAATAATGCTCGGGGATTTTCTCGCAATACTTATTGAATGTTTCGACCCTCGCGCAGGACTTGACCTCGAGGATCGTTTCCCGATCAACGTCGATCCCGTCAAGGGAGGCGAAAAATCTCTCGTTAGCCGGATGCTCGACAACCATAGGCTGAAAATTGAACCCTTGAGCGTTCAACTTATCCCGGACGACGGCCTCCCATTCGTGACCCTCGCGAAAAAGATTCTCGAGGTATTGGCTCGGGGCCTCGGTTTGACCCGTTGCCTTTTCGGAGAGGGTTTTCGCTCTGGACTTGAAAGCTCCCTCGGCTCCGAAAATGTTAGCTATATCGGAGGCCCCGATCCGCGTTTGGCGGTATTCGTGCCATTGTTTTGACCCTTGCTCGACTTGTATTTTTTTCATGTGGTTCCCTTTCGTTTGTTTGTTGGTTAGTTCAGTTTTTCACTCGGTCCAATATCCTCGAGAGTCGGAGACTCATCGGAGAAAAACCCGACTCGCATCCGGCCCCTATCGTCCGTTTCCATGCAAAGGAGAGTCGTTCTCCATTCGTATGATTTGACCTCGAGGCCCAGGTTTTCATTTGGTTGATAAAAGAAAAACAACTCCGATTTGTCGGATATGTTTTTATTGTTGAGGAGATTTCTTAAATCCCCGACGGTTTGGATTGCTCTTTTTTTCATGTGGTCCCTTTCTGTTTGTGTCCACAAATTTCCATGATTGATTTTTTTTTGCAAGGGTTTTTTAAAATGGGACCTCGTCGTCGAAATCATCCTTTCCCTGATTCGCTACAACGGCCTTAAAATCGGTTTTCGGTACGGCCTGGGGTTTCGCTTGGATCACCGGGGCCGGAGCTCGGGAAACGGCCTCTCCGCTCGAATGGCCGTCCGGGATATACTCCCCGGAAAACCTCGAGCTCCATACCGGGATGGAATCGGACAAACCTCGCCGGATAGAGGATCCACAACCGCATTTAAAAGCGAAGACCCCAGGCTTAGATTTGTGCATGGCAACCACAAACCCCGAATCCTTACACTGAAAACAGGTCAATCGAATCTCTCTCATTAGCTCCCCTTTAATTCTTTATTTCGTAATTTCGTTACCAACCGCAATACTTAAAAACATTATTTCGTAAATTCGTTATTTCGTAACCTTCGGGCGTAATTCCACCTTTTCCCCCTTTCCTTCTAGGAACGGGGTAAGGATTTCAGCGGGAGTCATCCGGCCGCCCGATCTGGATTTCTAAATCCTCAAATTCAATCTCTTAAACTTGAGAGCTTAGGATTTCAGACCGACCCGGAGATTTCACTCTCCGAGAGAGGTTTCGAGAGAGGTGTCAACTCTCGACTCTGCACCATAACCATTTGAGCCCGTTGGAGGCCATTTCCTCCGTTGGTCATTCCAAATCTGGCAGCGTCCCGTGTGGTTTTTTCCCCAGGAGTTCCGTTGCTCATCCATGCACACCCTCCTCCGAGTTAGTTTCCAGGTTTCTTCCAATGTTGTTTCGTGCCTGAAAATTCCGCATCCGACCGGTTTGAAATGTCCTGGATCAGGTCCCAGGCAGACAATGAGCCTAAGTTTTAGAAGATTAGGCTCAACATACTTCGCTATTTACAAGTGATTTTTGAGTGATATGCTCGGGATCAATTGTTTTTGTAGCATCTAACAAGTATCAGGCCCCGGAGGCCGCCGCAATGGTGAAATCCGGGGTTTTTTTTTTTTTTTAGAGTCAACGAATTAACGAAATAAACGAAATAATTCCCTCCCCTCCTCCTCCCCTAAAACTCATTTAAAAAAAATCACCTCCCCTTCTTTTTCTGGTTGCAAGTGTCACCGATTTGACATATAGTCAATTCATAGGCCGGACGATCCGGTCGAAGAAAAGGAACCACGAAAATGACAAACCATGAAATCGCAAAAACAATCATTGCACAAATCCAATTCGCAGACCCCCGCGCTATGTGGGCCTGGGGAGCAAAAAATTTCGTTGTGCAAACCAACGGAGTTAAATTCCAGGTAAACGGACTCAAGTTTAAAGGTCATGTTGTTGTTACCCTGACCCCGGCCGATACTTACACGATCGAACTCGGAAAACTTAACCTCCGCGCAAATGCGAAAAATTTCGGATGGAACTCAATCGCAAAAATTGAGGACGTTTATTGCGATAACCTCATGGAAACAATCGACGCGGCAATCGAAAGATAACCAAACCCAGGCCCCACGGACGGGGCCATTTAAAAAGGAAACAACCAAATGGAACTCTATTTCTACCTTACCGCGACAAATATCGGAGTAAAAACTCTCCCTAATGGAATGTTTCAAATTTCATTCGATACTCAACAGGGAAAAGGGGCCTGGAACTTTAGAAGTGAAACCAAGGTTAAAAAAGTTTTGAGCGAATTGATCCGAAACAACGAGGTCCGGGTTTATTCGTTCGGCCCTGATTTTAAACCAAACTTTCAAAAACCAAGAGTCTAATCAATAAAATGTCCCAGGGACGGGACGAAAGGAACCACTATGAAAATCTTTGAAGCTCAAATTATCCGCAAATCAAACCGCTCCTCCTGGCACGTGACCCCCCAGGGAGAGCAATTTAACGGACTCTCGGTCCTGGACCGCTCGACTTGCTTCGGCAATCAATCCGAGGCAATCATCGCAGCGTGTAGCGCAATGGCGAACTCGGTCGACTCGGACGAACTCGTTTTTCAAATCACCGAACACATGAGCGAAGGGGGCGAGGAATGAGCTATTACGAACCGCAGGAAACCCGCCTCGCATTCGTGCAATGCCTGGATTGCGACGAGATCCACGATTTTGCGAAAACGATCGACGACCTCAAGGATTTCGACCATTGTCCGGATTGCAAGTCGACAAATTTGGTCCAGGATTACGATTATTTTTGGTGAAGAATTAAAAACCCCCGGAGAGTTTAAGCTCCGGGGGTCCCAGGAATGACATAACAACGACGAAAGGAATACTCCCCTAGTGAAGCACAAAAAAAGAAAGGAAACAAAAAAAATTGACAGGCGGTTAAATACGGTCAAAATTGACGACATGGCGAAACGCACTCTCACGATCCCGAAAAATAATTCCCTAAATCTCGATTTCCTGGTCAAAAACGACCTGGACCTCTACGAACTCCTCGAGCATCTCGAGGTCTCCCTCCTCATCGAAGCGATCAAGAAAAACAACGGGAATTATTCCGCAGCCGCTCGAATGCTCCGGATCAACCGAACCACGTTCATGATGAAAATTTACAAAATCCGGCATTTCGACGTGCCATTTCCGAAGGATGCAGAAGAGAAACAAGAAACGTCGGGTATTTAACCGATCAAACCAAACTAGTCGGAATTAGTATGCCAAAAGGAATTAAATACGGCGGGAGAAAAAAGGGAACTCCGAACAAATACACGGCCTCGGTCAAGGCCGCGTTTAAAGAGGCATTCGACCTGATGCAAGAAAACCCAGGCGTGAACCTATTCGAATGGGCCCAGGCGAACCCGACCGACTTCTATCGCCTATGCTCGAAGCTCATCCCAACAACGACCGAGCATACCGGGGCCGAAGGGAAACCGATCGAGATAAAACCCGTGACCAACTTCGACGCGCTCCCGATCTCCGACCTCGAAGCAATCGACGCAATTATCACTCGGTCCACTAAACTCGAATGACCTTATCCGCGATCGACCTCCGGGCCGCTCAACTCGCACTCTCTCGGAAATCCTTTAAGCATTTCGTAAGGCATACCAAACCGGATTATGAGTTTAATTGGCATCACGATTTTCTCTGCAAGAAACTCCAGGATTTCGCGGATAAGAAAATCAAAAGGCTCATGGTTTTTATGCCTCCGCGGCACGGGAAAAGCGAACTCACTTCCCGGAGGTTTCCGGCCTGGCTCCTGGGGAGAAATCCGAAAACTAAGATTATCGCGACGAGCTACGCGGCCGAACTCTCCTCCTCCTTCAACCGGGACGTGCAACGGATCATCGACGACGAGAAATATTCCGAACTCTATCCCGAGACGAAACTAAACGGAGCAAACGTCCGGACGACGAAATCCTGGCTCCGAAATAACGACATTTTCGAAATCGTAAACCACGGAGGATTTTATCGGTCCGCGGGAGTCGGGGGAGCAATCACCGGCCTCGGGGGCGATTATCTCATCGTTGACGATCCCTTTAAAAATTACGAGGAGGCAAAAAGCCCGACGATCCGTCGAAAGGTTTTCGAATGGTACACCTCGACCCTATACACCAGGCAGGAAAAGGACGCAGGGATCCTCCTCATTCAAACCCGATGGCATGAGGACGACCTCGCGGGAATGCTCCTCCAAATGCAAAAGAAGGGCGGAGAGTTTGCCGACTCCTGGGAGGTCGTAAACTTTCCGGCAATCCTCGAGTATCCGTCCCCGGAGGATCCCAGGCAGCCGGGGGAGCCCCTCTGGCCCAACAAATACGACTCGCGATGGATGCAAATCACGAAAACCTCCCTCGGCTCCTTTCAGTTTTCCGCGCTCTACCAACAAAACCCGACCCCGGACGAGGGGCAATTTGTCCGGGCCTCCTGGCTCAAAACCTACGACCTCACTCCGGACCATTTCGACAAGATTTGCATTTCCTGGGATATGACTTTCGGCTCTGATAAAAAGACCGGGGATTTCGTCGTCGGGGCCGTGTACGGGAAACGAGGATCCGCGATCTACCTCCTCGACCGGGTCCGCGGTCAATGGGATTTCCCGGAGACGATCGCGCAATTTAAACGGCTCTCCGAAAAGTGGCCGAAGGTTTCCGCGAAGCTCATCGAAGCAAAAGCAAACGGCCAGGCCGTTATCGACTCGCTGAAAAAACAAATCTCGGGAATCATTCCGATCGTCCCCACGGCCTCGAAGGCTTCCCGCCTGGCAGCGTGCCAACCGTTATACGAGGCCGGAAATATCTTTTACCCGTCGAGCCTAATCGCGCCCTGGATCGGGCAGCATATCGACGAGGTCGTCGGGTTTCCAAACGTCAAAAATGACGACTCGGTCGATGCGGAGACCCAGGCAATCTCCTGGCTGAATACTCACTCGAGCAAGTTTTCGGACGCGTTCACGGATTTTATTCCCTCCGGGTTTGATAATGGGCAAATAAATTGGTAACGTTTCAACCATGGGATTACTCGATTACATTTTGGGACGAAATTATACCGACTTAACTCCGACCCCCGCGACGACCGAGCGCGTCCGAGGAGTCGAGGTCAAGGTCGTTGAAATCGGGACCCCAGGTACCGAAATTTATGCCGGTTATCTCTCCGAGGAATACCTAAAGGAACTCACCGGCAAGGATTGGGCCGATAAAGTCGATATGATGAGACGCTCGGACGCAAACGTCCGAATGGTCCTAAACGCGATCAAGCTCCCCCTCAAATCCTCTCCCTGGACGATTGCGGTCCGGGAGCAATCCGAAGAGGCCGAACTTTTTTCGACATTACGCACGCGGTAAAAAACTCGGACGAGCTCGGGGGATACAACGGCCTTAAATCCCTCTCTTATCGTTCCCAGCGCACGATCGACCGATGGAATTTGAATGAGGACCGAGACCTTGAGACCGTGACACAAATCGCATACGGGGACGAGGGGGGATCCTATGAACTCGACGCAAAATTTTTGCTCTATTTCTCACCGGAGCGCGAGGGAGACAATTTCGAGGGGATCTCGATCCTCCGGGCGTGCTACGGACCATGGTTTCGGAAAAACGAATTTCTAAAAAAACTCGCAATCGGGATTGAAAAATTTGCCGTCCCGACCGCGGTCCTAACCGTCCCCGAAGGGACCGAAGGAAAGCCAGAAATGGCAGCCGCAAAAAAGGCCCTCGCGTGCTACACGTCCGGCGCAACAAATTATCTTATCCTCCCCGAAGGATTCAAACTCTCATTCAACAACGTCTCCGTTGACGTGGAAAAGATTAGGGCGGCAATCAATGCGGAAAATCAGGAAATGGTTAACTCGATCCTCGCGTCGTTTTTGCTCCTGGGTCAAAACGGAGCGGGTTCCCTGGCCCTGGCTGGATCTCTCTCGGATTTCTTTTCGCAAACGATCCAATATATTGCCGACCATATCGCGGAACAATTCGACCGGAAAATATTCAAACCTCTTGTCAAAATGAACTTCGGTCATGATCGCGTTTTGGTTGACCTGAAATGCGACGGTCTCGAGCATCGGGCAAATGATACCTGGGCCGGAATGGTCAATGGGTTTATCCAAACCGGAGCAATTAAGGCGGACTCCGAGCTCGAAAAAATCCTCCGGGAAAAACTCAAGCTCCCGCCCCAAATGGAAACCGTCCAGGCGGCCCCCGCTCCCCAGGCTCCCGAGCTTCCCGAGCCGACCCCTCCCGGATCCTCTGAGTCAGGCCCCAAAACTTTAGCCGAAAAAAAAAAGCAAAAAGAGCCTAAGCAAGCGACCCTTATCCGGGACACGGCGAACCGGATCCGCACGCTAGGCCGCTCGTATTTGCCGAATTTCGCTTCCAAATACGCTCGGTCGGTACTTATCCAAAAAGGAAAGTCGAACGATGCCACGGCCATTAAGGCCCCGATAAAGGCAACCATTCCGGGATCCCCTCAATACCTCGCGGCCCTGAAGTCGGCCTATATGATAGCGGCCATTGAGTCCGACGAAATCACTTCGAAATCATTTAAAAATGCTCCGACCAAGCTCTCCGAGTTTCGAATGGGGGCCGCGAAACTTAAAAGGGTGACGGATGCGGTCAACGAATACGAATCCGCGCTCAAGAGGCTCGAGAATGCGGAGGCCGCGGTCGAAATCGAGGATGCAATTTACGCTCTCGGACGGATCTCCGATAAGGTAAACCTCATTTTCGCGGACTATCTGACATTTGACCAACGTCAACGGATCGACGCAAAAACCGAAGTATTCGCGGAGACCCAAAAAAATGACATTGTGAAGGCGATCGACCTTCAATATCAATCCTCGCTCGGGTACGCGGAGGACGACCAACTCGAACTCGACCTTATGGACGCAGCCGATAAGGCAATCTCCGGCCCCATGACGGTCGCGGGTCCCGACGTTCAAGCCTCCCAGGTCGTAAACGAGACCTTGATCGAGACCGCGGAGAAATACTCCGAGGAGACCGGGGACGAAATCCTCTCGTTTACCTTTATCGCCGTTGACGACGGGGCAACGACGGAGATTTGCAAGGAACTCGGGGGCCTGAAGCCGGGTAAAAAACCGATGACCCTCGGAGCGGACGACCCGAACCTAGACAAATACTCCCCGCCCCTTCACTTTAATTGCCGATCGTTCATGCAAGTTAACACGTCCAGGATGAAAGATAATCCGGAAATAACTGGGGTCCCGGACCTCTCCAAAGAAGCCCAAAAACAAATCCAACTCGCCGAAGGAAAAAACCTCGCGGAGTACAAGGGGAAGCAAGTCGAACTCGATAAACCTTTCCGCACTCCCGACGGCCCGAAAAAATTCGGAGTTTATGTCAAAAATGACAAGGGAAACGTCGTTCTCGTTAGATTCGGAGATCCAAAAATGGAGATCAAGCGCGATGACCTGGCTCGGAGGAAAAGTTTCCGCGCTCGGCACAAATGCGACATTGACCCAGGCCCGAAGTGGAGCGCGAAATATTGGTCTTGTAAATTCTGGTCGGATGAGAAAATCGGGGATCTCGTCTAGTCAAAAAAACAACATTTGAATAATTTGGTTTAACCGTGAAAAGATTGGCACATGGCGAATAGCTACAAATTGCAAATGACGAAATTTATCCTTGGAAACGACGGACTCGTTTCGTCCGACTCCGGGGATCGCATTCGGAAAATGCAAATCCTCCGCACGGGCGGATTTTCTGACCCTCGTTACGGCCGTTTTGACATTACGAAAAAAATGCTCTCCCAAATGGTGAAAAATTTCTCCGAGGGGGTCCGCGGAGTAATTCCGGCCCTGGATTATAAACACGACTCCGAGGACGTTGCCGCGGGTTGGTTCAAAAACCTTTATCTCGTCGATGATGGAAATGAACTCTGGGCCGAAATCGAAATGACCCCGAAGGGCGACAAGGTTTTAAGCGATAAGGAATTTGGTTACGTCTCCGCGGATTTCGACACTGAATATCAGGACAACGAAACACTCAAAAAATTTGGTTGCGTGCTACTCGGCGCGGGACTGACAAATCGTCCGGTCATCAAAAGAATGGAAAGCGTGATTTCATTAGCCGAAAAGGAAATGGATCCGGTTTCCGAAAAGATTTCGAAACTTGTCAAAGAGGGATACCCGCAGGATCAAGCGGTCGCGATCGCTCTCGACATGGAACGAAAAGGCAAACTATCTGAAGAGGAGAAACAAATGGAAGAAAAAATGAAGGAAATGGAGATGAAATGCTCCGACATGGAAAAGAAACTGGGAGAGTATGAAAAATCAATGGGCGATATGAAAATGCTCATGGATGCAGCTCCCGGAATGAGCATCGAGCAAATGATCGAGCTCATCAAAAAGGCAATGGAGGCGAAGGCCCCAGAAGCTCCCGAAGCTCCAGAAATGGAAGTCGAACTAGCAGCCGCAAAAAAGGAACTTGCCGAAGTTAAAGGTAAGCTCGAACTCAACGAGAAAAACTCCGAGTTTGAAAAGCTCCTTTCCGAAGGAAAAGCGGTCGAAGCGCAGCGCGAGTCATTCGTTGCCGGTGACATGAAAGAATTTATCGCGAAGAGCGTTCCCGTGAAACTCGCAGAACAGGGACACGCTAAAAATCCTCCGGTTGAAACCGAGAAGGATCCGCAGGAAGAAATCCTCTCTCAGGCAAAAAAACTGAGCGAAGAAAAGAAAATCAGCATGAAGGATGCCATTTCCTCCGTACTGAAAACAAACCCAAAACTCGCCGAAAAAATCGGCGGGTAACAAAAAAGACATAGGAGGAAACTAAAATGTCTCAAGTCAACTTGAAATCAATCGTCCAGGCGTTTACCGCAGGGACCGATCTTTCGACTCATCAATATAAACTGGTTAAGTTTGATACCACAAACAATTCCGTTGTATTGTGCGGCAATGCCGAGAAACCCCTCGGAGTCCTTTTGAATGCTCCGGCCTCTGGTGAAGTGGCCGAAGTAGCGGTTCAGGGCGGAGCGAAGGTTAAAATCGCGTCCACAATGTCGACCCTGGGAGGCTCCGTTGCCTCTGCGGCAAACGGTATCGGACGCGCTGCAATTGCGGGCGAATGGGCAATCGGCTCTCAACAAGATTCCGGAGTAAGCGGTGATTTGATCCCAATTATCATCGACCTCCATCAACTTAACGCCTAATTAAAAGGGAGGAAAAAATAAATGTCTCAAACTAAAGCAATGGTAAATAAACTCCTTACCCAGGTGTCCAACGGGATTTTTCCCGCGGGCTATATCGCGGATAAGGTACTTCCACAATTGACTGTAAAGCAAATGAGCGGATTGATCGGATCCTATGGAAACAACCACATCCGCGCAACCGATGACCTCATGGGCGGAGAAGCCCAGGCACGTCGCGCAAATCCAATCCTTTACAGTAACCAAACTTATCTCCTGAACCGTCACGGTCTCGAAGATATTGTGACCTCGGACGATTACGCGAACGTTGAGCAGCCTTACGACGCAGAAGCGGACTCGGTTGCGGGTCTCACTCACCTCATCCTTACCAACAAGGAAAAGGCGTTTGCGGATCAAATGTTTTCGACGACCGTTTTCACTGGTCGCGTAACCACTCCGGCAACTAAATACGGATCAAGCTCATCGGATCCCCTGGCGGATTTCAAGACCGCTCAAAACGCGGTCGTTGATTCCGTAGGAATGCAGCCGAATGCGGTCGTTATGTCTCAAAAAGTTTTCAACGTTTTGAAATATAACGCTCAATTGGCCGACGTTCTCGGTTTCAAATACAATCAGGCCGGATCTTTGTCAGTTCTCGACATTGCGAATGCCTTGAATGTCGAGGAAGTCCTTATTGCAAACGCGCCTTACAATACAGCAAAAGAAGGCCAGTCGGATTCAATCTCCCAAATTTGGGCCGATTCAATCCTCTTCTATGTTAAGCCGAAGGCCGCAGCGAAGTATCAAATCTCCCTCGGTTACAGCATGAAACTAGCAGGATCCGAAGGTCGCGAAGTCTACAAATACGACCTCAACAATCCTCCAGGATCAACCGGGATCATCGTTCAAGACGTTTACCAGTGCAAACTCGTCAACGTCGGAGCCGGTTATCTCCTGAACTCAGTTCTCTAACCCAACCGCACGACCCCGCCTCGGAGAGTTTCTTCGGGGCGGGGGATTTTTAAACTCGAAGGGAGGTCAATTTGTACGCAAATACTCAAGACATAGAAGGCGAATTTAAGGCGACGCAATTCACCTCCTCCTCCGCCGTTACAAACAACCAAGTAACTGACTGGATTAAACAGGAAACCGCATATATCAACGCGGTGATTTCGGTCCGATATGTGACCCCCGTAACGACCTCTTACGAAGAGGCATTTTTAATTTTAAAAAGAATTTGCACCTATCGCGTTTCCGAGCGCGTGAAAAATAAACTCGAAACGAAATCCGGGATTAACCAAACCGATCAAGAGGTCAAGGCCCCAAACTATACCAGGACTCCAAACGCGGACCTCCGGGACATTGCCGAGGGACGGATCCTCCTCAAGGACGTTCCCCTGGTATCATCGACCGGAGCGATTTCCGCCCCTTGCCTCCCGGACGATTGCGACGAATCAACTTGCCACGTTTTTGACGGGACTCAACAATGGTAAAGTTTAAGGTTTCGTCTCAAGATTTGCAGGGAGCGATCGACAAGGCCCTCGAGCAAGTGGACGACCTTCGGCCCGCCTTTATCCAAATGGCGCGGGAGTTTTACAAGGCAAATCGAGCAATCTTTCGACTCAAGGGACCTGGCCTATATACCGATTTCGTCGGTCCTAAAATCGCGAATACTTGGAAAAACCCAGGCCGTCCTGAGAAGCGGATCCGAAACGGGAACTATACCGCGTATCAATGGCACAAAGAAAAGACAACAAAACTCCAGGCCGGTTATCCTCTCCTTAAATTCACGGGCCGACTCGAGAAATCAATCACTCGAGAGACCGACCAAAACACGGTCCGAGTAATTTCGAGAAAATCTCTCGTCGTTGGAACTCGGGTCGAGTACGGGGTTTATCATCAGTCGGACGAGCCTAGATCCTCGAATCTCCCCATGCGGAAATTTCTCTTTCTGGATCCTACGACGACCGCATTCGCGGGCGCGCCGGAGTTTTCGCGTCGGAATACCGCATGGAAAAAAGCGATTGAGACTTACGTCGAGCGCGTCCTGGCTCCGATGCAGGAGGGGAAAAAATAATGGCTCAATTCACCCTCGAGAATTTGCTCGATAAACTCACCGATAAAATGCGGCTCGAATTTGGGTATCAAATCGACGCGATCAATCAACTAAACGATGATCTTATCCTCGCATCGGTTGACGAAAACGCCTGGATTTCTGGCAGCCTGGACGAGCGAGTCAACAATTACAATGAGGCAATGTTTTACTATGTCGATGACCTTCAAAGCATAGTAAACGGGCCTCATATCGTTTCGACAATTGCGATAGAATACGACTTGATTTTGTCTCAGCGCGAGGACTCAAACGATTACAAAAGATTGCTTCGATACCAGGCGGCCCTCATGGGCGCAGCCTCCGAAGCATGGGGGACCGTCGGGAGAGGTTACGATAAGGCAACGATAACGGCCTTGAACCCGATTGACATTAAACTTTTCAATTCCGCATACTATTCAAAAGTGATTGGCATTCGGTTTGAATTTAATTTGCTAAATAA